CGAGTTTCGGCGGATTGTCGGCGAATATCCCGTGCAACATACATATACTGATGGATAGCCCGAAGACCGAGGAAAACATGTTCTCGGACATTGAAGATTTGAGGGATGAATTAAAGAAATTTTTCACAGTTTGGGAAGGTACAACGTTTAATCATCCAATCTTGTTGGGGGAGGAAACGATGGTGCAACAAAACAGGATGCGAGACCTCGTTTTGTCTGTTATATTCGTTGCATACGAACCCGAGCAGGCAACATACAACCCATTCGAGCAAACGGCAACGACATTCAAACTTGAACTTAGTGTTTAAATGGCAAAGAACAAGATCGACATACACAACATCGACCTTTTATCCCTCGCTACCATGATAGCTAAGAAGTACGTTTACGGTTTTAAAGAGGGTTTTAAAGAGGGTGGCGGAATGACTGACGATAGCGAAATGGGGTGGAAACCGTCAAAAAAGACATATAAAAACCCAGCATTGAAGACGCTAGTCGATACGGGATTACTTCGCAAGTCAATTAAAGCCGTTTCAGTAACAAAAGATGAGGTTGTTATAAAGGTAGTCGGGAAAGCTGCTGAGTATGGGGGTAAACATAATTTTGGTAAAGAAGGTATGCCGATGCGTGAATTTATTGGAAAAAGCGAGCGCATAAATCACAGGGTTCTTCGGTGGATGAAGTCTGAAATAAAAAGACAGATATTGAATAAGCGTTGAAAACTAGCATAGACCACAAGTATTTCAACCCAAACTTTTATCACGTTTGGCAGGAGATGCGAGATAGCAACAGACGTATGATTATTTGTTGGGGTGGATCTTCATCGGCAAAGACTTACAGCATCGTGCAGGCTCTTCTGCTCTCCCTGTTAATATATGATGATGATTGCATCGTTTTTCGTAAGACTGGCAACACTATTCGACATACTGTTTATAAAGACTTCAAGAAGATTGCACGGGAGCTGAAGATTGACAAGTATTTTAATTTTGTAGATTCACGTTTCGAGATTGTCAAAAAGGATAGCGAGAAAGGTATTTGGTTTTCAGGAATTGACGACCCAGAAAAGATTAAGGGGGTTAGCACCAAGCGTGTGTACTATAACGAGATTTCTAGCGGCGACCCAGACGACCTGGCGCAAATCAGGAAACGGCTTCGTGGTCAAAGAGGGCAACAAATATTGATGGATTTTAACCCCATAGATGAAAATCACTGGATTAAGACGACAATTTTCGACAACTCGAACTTTACAGCGATACCAACTTTTGTTGAAAATGGTATGCCAAAAGTGTATAGTAATGTCGAAGAAAAATTCGAGAGTGGTCGGATAATAGCCAACGGCAAAGAGTACAGGGGTATTATCGTTGCGATAAAATCGACACACAAGCAAAACTTTTGGGTAGTAGGTTCGCCAGATGGAAACGCGTACGGTTTTATAGACGAGCAAACATTAATTGAATTTGAGTACGACAGGTTGAACAACCCGCTATACTACGAGGTCTATGCCCTAGGCAACTGGGGGCATTTATCGTTAGGTGGAGAATTTTATAGTAAGTTCAACAAGCATACTCACGTTGTGAAAGGCTTGCAGGTTGAACCAAACCTGCCTATTGTATTGATGTTCGATGAGAATGTCGTGCCGTATTTCCCTTGTTTGATTAGTCAAGTTGTTGAGGATGAGGACGGGATAAAAGTACTGCGTATCATATCAGAGATTTGCCTCAAAAACCCCGACAATAACATAACTTCTATGACAGACGAGATAATTAAACGCTACAGGGTTAACAACTTGCAGCAGGTCATAATCGGGGGTGATGCAACAAGCCGAAAAAGAGACGTGAAATTGCAATCTGGGGAGAATTTTTTCACGGTTATTGCAAAAAAGCTGCAATGTATGAACCCCGTTTTGAGGCTCAACACGTCTAACCCCCCTGTACACATTCGGGGGCAGTTCATTAACGAGATTTTTTCAGATAATCAAAGCGGGCTTAGGATAGAGATAGATTCAAGCTGCATTAACACGCTTAACGACCTAATATATATAAAGGAATCAGCAGACAGTAAGAAAGTTAAGGAGAAAGTGACAGATAAAACAACAGGTCAAACATATGAGAAGTACGGTCACTTGTCTGATTGCTTAGATTATACCGTCTGCACGCTTTTCAACCTTGAATTTCAAAGATTCATGGCAAAAGGCGACACCGTTGATGAAAAATATTTTTCACCCAAAGATATAGTTGCTTGGTAGATTCAATTATTTACGTATATTTGTAATATGATTTAAAATTTAATAATTATGAAAATAGTAAAAGAATTATTAGCAACAGGAATAGAACATTTAATCGAATCGTACTACGATAACGGGCAGCTATATGAACGCTACGAATGGAACGAAGACAGGACTGAAACTTATTTAATCGAATCCTACTACGAGAACGGGCAGCTATATGAACGCTTGGAGTGGAATGTCTCTCGCACCGCAACTTATTTAATCGAATCCTACTACGAGAACGGGCAGCTAGATGAACGCTGGGAGTGGAACGAAGACAGGACTGGAACTTATTTAATCGAATCCTACTACGGGAACGGGAGATTGAAAGCCTGCTACGAGTGGAACGCTACCAGAACCGCAACGAAAAAAATCGAATCCTACTACGAGAACGGTCAACTATATCTTCGCTACGAGTGGAACGCTACCAGAACCGCAACGAAAAAAATCGAATCGTACCACCCGAACGGGCAGCTAGATGAACGCTACGAATGGAACGAATCCCGCACCTATACTGACCTAATCGAATCGTACTACGAGAACGGGCAGCATAAGCATCTCTCTGCTAGATGAATACACAGAAAATGGTAAGCTAAAAGAATTTTGCAAAATTTAAAATTTAATAATTATGAAAATAGTAAAAGAATTATTAGCAACAGGAATAGAACATTTAATCGAATCCTACCACGATAACGGGCAGCTATGTGAACGCTGGGAGTGGAACGAAGACAGGACTGAAACTTATTTAATCGAATCGTACTACGAGAACGGGCAGCTATATGACCGCTATGAGTGGAATGTCTCTCGCACCGCAACTTATTTAATCGAATCGTACCACCCGAACGGGCAGCTATATCTTAGCTATGAGTGGAATGTCTCTCGCATCGCAACTGATTTAATCGAATCCTACTACGAGAACGGTCAGCTAGATGAACGCAGGGAGTGGAACGAATCCCGCACCTATACTGACCTAATCGAATCCTACTACGAGAACGGGAGATTGAAAGCCTGCTACGAGTGGAACGAAGACAGAACTGATACTTCTTTAATCGAATTCTACTACGATAACGGGCTACTAGATGAACGCAGGGAGTGGAACGAATCCCGCACCTATACTGACCTAATCGAATCCTACTACGAGAACGGGAGATTGAAAGCCTGCTACGAGTGGAACGCTACCAGAACCGCAACGAAAAAAATCGAATCGTACCACCCGAACGGTCAGCTAGATGAACGCAGGGAGTGGAACGAATCCCGCACCTATACTGACCTAATCGAATCCTACCACGAGAACGGGCAACATAAGCATCTCTCTGCTAGATGAATACACAGAAAATGGTAAGCTAAAAGGATTTTGCATAATTTAAAATTTAATAATTATGAAAATAGTAAAAGAATTATCAGCAACAGGAATAGAACATTTAATCGAATCCTACTACGAAAACGGGCAGCTATATGAACGCAGGGAGTGGAACGAATCCCGCACCTCTACTGACCTAATCGAATCGTACTACGATAACGGGCAGCTAGATCTTCGCTACGAGTGGAACGAAGACAGGACTGAAACTTATTTAATCAAATACTACTACGAGAACGGGAGATTGAAATCCCGTTACGAATGGAATGTCTCCCGCACCTCTACTGACCTAATCGAATCGTACTACCCGAACGGGAGCTTGAAAGCCCGTTACGAGTGGAACGAAGACAGGGCTGATACTTATTTAATCGAATCGTACCACCCGAACGGGAGCTTGAAAGCCCGTTACGAATGGAACGAATCCCGCACCTCTACTGACCTAATCGAATCCTACCACCCGAACGGGAGCTTGAAAGCCCGTTACGAGTGGAACGAAGACAGGGCTGATACTTCTTTAATCAAATCCTACTACGATAACGGGCAGCTATATGAACGCTGGGAGTTGAATCATGACAGGACTGAAACTTATTTAATCGAATCCTACTACCCGAACGGGCAGCTATATGAACGCAGGGAGTGGAACGAATCCCGCACCTCTACTGACCTAATCGAATCGTACTACGATAACGGGCAGCTATGTGAACACATGAATGGAGAAAAAAATACTATGGTTTATTTCTACGTGCCAAAACACAGGAAAGAACATGTTGAGACTACAGTGTATAATTTATTAAGAGCTTGGGATAATGAGAGTAATTAAATACACGACAAAGGACGGAACGGTCACGCTTTTCCGCTCGTTAAAGCCTCTTTTCGCAAAGTTCAACGATTTGAAGCTAAAAAAAAGCAAGATTAACACAGCCCTGAGCAGGAAAAAAATAGAGTACAAAGACGAGAACTGCACCATCGAGCGGGTGAATGTTGAATGATAAATTTAAGAAAACAGGCTATGAATTACACATTCACAATTAAATCACTTGAGAGATATACGGGCATTAGTCAGTGACGACTCGTACCTTGATAATAAGCTCATCACTGAAAGAGGGTCTTTTATAAATGATGATTTCTTGCAGTGGTTCGGGGAAGACCTCAACGGGGGGCGGCATAATGGGATTTTGGTACTTTTGGTCGTTGTCGAGGTGGCTCAATACCGATTTATTCAATTCGTTAAATAATATATCGAGGTTGTAATCAATTTTTTGATTATCTTTGTTTTCGCCAATCAATAAAGAATTTTCGGGGGCTGTGGAATGTTCAATCATTTTACAGCTCCTTTCTTTTTACCCATTCTACTCATCTGTAATATAGTATCCATAAATTTTGTTTTACCGTACCACGACCTTGTGAGTACATCGCAAACTTCGTTGATTTTTTATGAAAGTTTAGTTATAACTTAACTTTTTATCCTTATTTAGAATTGTTCTAAATAAGGATTTTTTTTTGCCATAAAATATTATTTAGAATCGTTCTAAATTATTAAATTTGGGAAAAATTGTGAAGTATGGCATACATAACGAAAGACGACCTTTTACCATTGATTCGAGAGGATGAGTTAGATGCCATTACTACAGATGATAACATAATAAACTACATGATTGATGTAGCCGAGGATGAGGCTAAATCATTGGTAGGGCACAGGTTTGATTTTAATATCCCGTCTCCAAAGATGAAACACACAATTGCAGTAATTGCGATTTATCATTTGTACTCGCAAATTGCACCGAATAAAATGCCTGTTTTCCGCAGGGTTCAATATAATAATGACGGCAACCCGTCACAAGCTGGTAGCGCAATCGGCTACCTTCGAGACTTGCAGAAAGGCAACCAGTCAACGCCGCTCGCAGTCAAGACCGACCCTGACGGCAACGCATACGGGAATGTTATAGAAAGTGGTAACGACACGTTAAAAGATTCATATTCAAACGTCTGGTGATGGCTTGGTACGATAAATTCACGGGTAAAAAAGATAAAAAGAAAAGTGGGATCGTCTCTGTCGATTACCCTGAATGGGAGATCAACGAGAGGGAGAAGATGACTGCACAGCTTTTCAAAAGAGCTATCGAGAGCATCGAACACCCTACAGAGCCTTACAGGTTTGATTATTCGAGGCTTGTTGAGACATGTATACTAGACCCCGTAGTAGCTCGCAGCCTTGACTTGCGTAGTCATTTTACGAGGTATTGCGAATTCAAGTTTGTCGATAAGGACGGGAATAATGTTGAGAAGTATGATAAATTGATTAAGACAGACTGGTTTCAATTCATTGTAAAACAAGCGTTTAGAAGTATTTACACTGGTCACGAATTTATCCAGCTTGAAGGCTTTATTGAAGGTGTTCCGCAATTCAAGACATACCCGAACTGGTTATTACTTTCTTCACTCGATAAAGCCCTTGAGAGTAGCACGCAGATTGCTGGCGATGCCATAGACTACACGAAAAGCCCCTATCAATATTCTAACCTTAGCTTCAAGTACAACGAGCAAGGGAAGGGAATATTAACCCCGCTGATAATGGATGTTGTTTTCAAGTCTGTTGGCGAATGGTCAGCGGACACGAAGATTTACAGCAATGTAAGGATATTTACCACGAACTCGTATGATAATGCACAGGCAGCTAATTATAAAGCAAAAGTAGAATCGCCACGAGACTACTTAATACTAAAAGAAGGCGAATCATTCGACTTCAAGAGCGCAGACACGAGTGCTTCGCAAAATCATTCCTCGCTAAATGACTACATTAACAGAGAGATAGAGAGTTTAATCCTTGGTAGTGCGATTTCAGCAGAAAAATCATTCGTGGGAGCAGTGCAGGTGCAAAAGGAAATCCTAGAGATGTTTTGTGCATCAGACAGGGATTACATTTGCAGCGTGATTAACGCCTCGAAATGTTTAAAAACTTTCGGGTTAATAGAGGAAGGTGTTTCGCTGACTTGGTCAAAAGAAGACAAGATTAGCGAAGACAATGCGATTGCACTCAAAAAGATTGCACTCGAAAAGTATAATGTGCCTGACGATGTTGTTGAGAAAGTAACAGGCGTTGAAGTTGTTGGAAAAATGAAAGGGATAAATAATGGCGACAACGGAGCAAATATTTAACGACATAGCAGCAGCACACGACAAAGAGGAATTGATAAAGAAAATTCCTGTTCGTGCGACAAGCGACAGT